GTGATGCTTTGGATGAGTTTATAGGTAGTCGTCAGTTCAGTCGTAATACTGGTTCGTTTACAGGCGTAACAGTTGAGCAGGTGCGTGACACCCTATCTGACCGCTTTGGTGCTAAGACCGTCGCTAAGCTGGAAAAGAACGGCATTCTAACCATTGCTGAAGCTTACGACGTGCCAGGTGTAGAAGGTTACTCTCAGGGTGGGAAGGTTACACTTGTTGCCAACACCCTAACACCTGACAGCGTTGTGGCCGTATTCCTGCATGAGTTGGGCGGTCACGTTGGTATGCAAGGTGTGATGAAACCTGATGCTTATAAGAGCTTAATGGATCAATTCAATCGATTAGTTAAGGCAGAAGATCCGATTGCGCTTGAGGCTAAGCGCCTTGCAGAGCGTGAGACAGATCCAACAGCGCAAGAGTATGAATATCTACCATACCTGATCACGGTTGCAGCTCGTGAGCAGAACAAGCGACCAGGCATCCGCACGCTGATCAATCGCATCGTTGCGGCTGTCAAAGCATGGGCGTTTGATAAATTTGGCGTGAATCTCAACCTGAATGCGAACGATGTGCTGGCATTGGCTGAGCGTATGGTCAATACGATTGGCAAGGGTGATGGTGCTGGTCAGCGCCGTTATAGCCGTGCGGATCAGACTGAGACACCTGAGTTTAAAAAATGGTTTGGTGATAGCAAGGTAGTTGATGAGAATGGTAAGCCGCTGGTGGTTTACCATGGTACGGCAGCGGACTTCGATTCATTCAATCCAATTCGCGCAATATGGGCATCATCAACACATGAACTTGCAAACGAGTATGCAGAATTTAGCGCCGAGTATCGAAGCAAAGAGAAGGGGGGAGTTGGTGCTAGTGTGATTCCTTTATACATGAAAGCGGAACAGATATTTAAAGCTGACAATCTGCCTAGATATGTAAGGGTGCGAGATTTTGTTACCGAGGTTGCAAAGCAGGCCAAAGAAAATGGTATTGATGTAAATTATGATTATGTTGATTCAACAATTACCAAGTTGCGCACTTTGGCTAGACAGGAAGAAAGTGGCCCTGACTATGCTAAGCATGACTTTTGGCTAAATGCTTCGTCAATGTTTGGTATCGAAGGCAAGCAGATCATCCAAGATTTTATATCTGAAATGCAGTTTGACGGTATTGTCTCGACCGAACTAGGTCATACGACCTACGGTGTATTCAGACCTGATCAGGTAAAATCAGCGATTGGTAACAGCGGTGCATTCGATCCAAACAATCCCGACATCCGTTTTAGCCGCCGTGATGAAGATCTCGCACCTGTTTCTGAGCAGGAATATGCATCGAAGTTAAGCCAGTGGTGGAGTGAAGCCAAGAAACTACCGTCTGATAAGCTAACCAAGCTGATGACCGACGGTGGATTAGGCTTGATCCCATTGCGCCCGATGCTCACTGAAATGGCAAAGGACATTCCTGCAGCTACATCGTACTTGCGTATCAAGGATGCGATGGATGCTATGCGCAATAAGTGGCACGCCAAAACCGATGCCGTTGCTCAAGAGTGGTTGAAATACCGCATCAAGAACAAGGAAGAAAACCGAGAGCTGATGGATCTCATGCATGAATCGACCTTGAACCAGGTTGATCCGTCCATGCCGTTCCAAAGCCTGATGACTCCAAAAGAACGTATGGCTTTGGAGAATCCTGGTCTGAATGCGAACCTGCGACTTGAGCTGACGGCTAAGATGGAGCTCGATGCGAAACGTGAGGAAGCCTATGACGTATTGAAGTCTCGTTATGATTCACTCTCATCCGAAGCACAGTCGATCTATAAGAGCGTCCGTGATGCTTATACCGATCTTGCCGATGCCTTTGACGAGACATTGCTCAAGAACATGGAAAAGGCGATCAACGTCCGTATCAAGAAAGCTGAGCGAGAGCACAGCCGAGAAATGGAACGTATCACGGATGAGGGCTTGCAAGGTCAGGAGCGTGACGATGCAATTGCTGCCGCTGATCGTCGCCTGAAAAATGCGAAAACCAAAATTGCTTGGAATCGTAAGGCTCGTATGACGCAGTTACGCAAGCAGTTTGAAACACAGCGTCTTGCTGGACCATATTTCCCATTGGCACGTTTCGGCAACCTGTTTGTCACTGTGCGCGATGCGAAGTCAGGTGAAGTGGTTTCGTTCTCTCGCTTTGAAGATCCAACAGAGCAGCGTCAGTTTGCTGAGGAAATGCGGAAGGACAAGAACTACAAGGTCGAGGAAGGTGCATTGATCGGTGAGGCTGCAGTGCGTAAAGCTGTTGATCCGAACTTTGTTGCTGACGTTGAGGACATCCTTGCGGATCTGCCTAATGCGGAGCAGGTTAAGGATGAGGTATGGCAGCGTTACCTTGAGTCATTGCCTGATATGTCAGTGCGTAAATCTCGTATCCACCGTAAAGGGCGTGCTGGCTTCAATGCCGATGCGGTACGTGCGTTCGGTCATCATATGTTCCACGGATCTCACCAGTTGGCACGTATGGCTCACAGCATGGATCTTGAGGATGCGCTTGACCAGGCGAAAGATGATGCTCGTACATCGAAAGATCCAAAGCGTAGCAGCTTGATCGTCAATGAAATGGAGAAACGTCACCAATTCATTATGAATCCTACAGGTGGCGCATTGGCTCAGTGGGCATCGAGCTTTGCATTCGTGTGGTATTTGGCTGGTAGTCCTAAAGCGGCGATTATGAACCTGTTTCAGACTCCGATCATGGCGACACCGATCTTAGGCGCTTATGCAGGTGGCTTGAATGGTATTGCTCGTGCAGGCAAGGAGCTGACCAAGGCGGCGATTGATTTCACTAAGGGCAAAGGCTTTGCAGGACGTTCAAGCAATTTGACTGCAGAGGAACGTCAGGCGATGGCTGATGGCTATGAGACTGGTGTGATAGAACGTACACAGGGGCATGACTTGGCAGGTGTCGGTGAGACAGGTGTCGAGTACAGCGCTGCTCGTGAGCGTGCGATGAAAATTATCTCTTGGGGATTCCACCATACAGAACGTATGAACCGTGAAGTCACTTTCCTTGCTGCCTACCGTATTGCTCGTGCCAAGGGTTTGAGCCATGAGGCTGCAGTAGGCAAGGCAGGGGAACTGACTTGGAAATCACACTATGATTATTCCAGAACTTCAAGCCCACGTCTGATGCACAGCGACACGATGAAGGTGTTGCTCGTGTTCCGTAACTTTCAGATCAATATGCTCTATCGCCTGTTCCGTGACACGCACCAGTTACTTAAAGGTGAGAGCAAGGAAGTCAAAAAAGAGGCTTTCGCTCAGTTGGCTGGCATCACGGGGATGATGATGCTGAACGCTGGTATCACGGGAACGTGGCTATTCGGTATTGCGATGGTCATGGCTGGCATGTTCGCGGATGATGGCGATGATCCAGAGGAAGAACTCAAAAAGGCGATGGTCGAGGCTATTGGCCCGAAATTGGCGGGCTTGGCCCTTCATGGTGTGCCTGGCTATGCCACTGGCACGTCGTTGTCTGCGTCAGTCGGTATGCCTGACTTGTGGTTCAGATCGCCTGACAGCGAGAAAGAAGGCGAGGAAGCATTGCAATACTGGCAAAGCCAGTTGCTCGGTGCTGTTCCTGGTATCGCTGCTCAGTTTGTGAGTGGTTGGGATAAGATCAAGAAGGGTGAGGAGTATCGCGGTATCGAGACCATGATGCCTAAAATGTTCAAAGATCCGATGAAGGCATATCGTTATATGACTGAGGGTGCGAAGAACATGCGAGGCGATACGGTTACGGAAGTGACTAATCCTGACGTGATCAAACAGGCGCTTGGCTTCACACCTGCACGCATCGCAGAGCAGTACAAGATCAACAACGCCAGCTACAACCTGCAGCAAACCATTATGAAGGAGCGCAAGCGCATCATGGATGATTACTACAAGGCTGACCAAGAGGGCGATGAGGCTAAGGTTAATGAGCTGATCAAGAAGATCGAGAAGTACAACGAGAAAAATCCTGAGCAGGCGATTACACCTCGCAGCATCATACAATCACGTAAAAACCGTGACAAAGGTGCTGAGAATGCAGTCGGCGGTATGCGATATAACTCTAAGCTTCGTGATCGACTTATGGAAGAACAAGCACCAAACATTTACGGTGAGTGATAGATTGACCCTGCTTCGGCAGGTTTTTTCTTTTTTGTTTTAGCATGTATAATTAAAACTCATTTTTATTGGATTACTACAATGAGCAAAGCAATTTTATTAGGCGTTATGGCTGCATTTATTGGAACTAAATCTGTACTTGCAACGACGATGACACGTGGCGAGTATAATGAATATCGTGGGTGGAAGATTCCTGAAAATGAAGATCCAAATGAACAAGGTTATCTAGTTGAATATCAGGATGGTGGTAAGCCATGTGATGAACGTCATGCAGGCTATATTTCATGGTCGCCTGCAGATGTATTTGAGCGCAGCTATAAACCACCTAAGCTTAATTCAGATCTAACCTTTGGTGAAGCTATAGAGCATCTAAAAAAAGGTGCACGAGTTGCGCGTCAAGGCTGGAATGGTAAGGGTATGTGGTTAAATTTGATTAATTCCAATGCTTATGATGTCGGATCGAAAAGTATGCATGGTGCAATGAAGTTACTGCCATTTATAGCAATGAAAACAGTTGGCGATGAATTAGTACCTTGGGTTGCAAGTCAGACTGATGTGCTTGCCGAGGATTGGTCAGTTTTATGTGATATAGCAAAAACCTGATTCAAAAAGCCCCGTTAATCGGGGTTTTTTATCGCCTGCATGTTGTTGAATTGAAAACGGCTTGTCTATAATGGTAACAAATCGAACCTAGACAGCGCATGATGTGCTAGAAATTGGAGTAAGCACATATGCAAGAGCATGAGAAAAGTATTGTAATGATTGTCGTCATTGGTGGGTTGATCGGTATGAGTAAACTTCTCGTCACTAAAGAGCCGCTGTCAGTTCGTCTAGTTATCGGCAGAACAATTCTAGGATCAGCAACCTCGCTTATCGCTGGTGTTGTTCTGCTTCAAATGCCCGACATATCGCCGCTTGCACTGGTTGGACTGGCAAGCGCTCTCGGTATCTTGGGAAGTACATTCATTGAGGAATATCTCAAAAAGAACGTCGATAAGTGGGGCGGTTAAAGTTATGCGTGAAAATCTAATTCGTTCGCTTCGTGGCGAAGAAGGCGAAGTCCTAACCGAGTACAAGGATCATCTTGGCTACTCGACTATCGGTGTTGGTCGTT